TCTAAAGCCTTGGGCTTATCTACATAACCCTTATCCGCCAACATCATAATAAAAGCCTGCCTATCGGTTTTATTAAGAGGCATGCCGGTTCCGATATTTACCTTAACACGCCGGTTGCCAATAACCTGGTCTCCCCGGAAGGTTTTTACATCAGCCTCTTCCTGGTCTCCGGTAATCGCAAGCAACCTGGGTTCTGCATATTTAGCCTCGATGATATCCAACACGGTTTCAGCGAAGAATGAAAGTTTTTGCTCTATGCCGATAAGGATTGGACTTAAAGCGTTATTATCCAAGTCGTCTAAATTCTCAATCGCTTTCCCACTCCTGGTTTGGCTCTGATCGAACTTAGTAGCGTCGTGAACGGCAGAGATATCTTCCATGTCGCGGCGTATGCGGTCTAATTCTGTCCAAAGATAAGTAGGTGGACTGGGAGGAACTTCCCAATGCGGCTCTCCACCATTCCTATCGTAATAAACAATCTGCCCGATTTCTTCGTCATACTTGACCTCTAAAGCTGCCCCCTTCGGAATCTTAAGCTTTCCGGTAAGCCATTTTTTGTAAGCGTGAATCTGGGTAAGCGTAAAGTTATATTCCTCCTGCAAGCTAATAAGCTGTTCAATCATCCCTTGCGGGTATTGAGAGAATAATAAATCCAAGTAGTTTAATGAATAAAGCGGGATCCTGCCCTTGTATTCGAGTGGGATAGAAGTATCAAGAATCATCTTTTTGGAAGTAAAGATTGAATACTTTCCTTCCGGGTTATCCTTATCCGGAACCTGCCAGCGCTCAAATACGCGGCATGCGCCTTCAAGATTATTTTTCTCTTCGCTTTTCCCCTCAAGCATATTGATTAACTGCTGCTCAATATCGCTTAAAGATATATCTTCGGAAGGAACATCAACATCATACTGCTGTTTAATTTCCTCGACTGTCATTGTGCGCTGGATAATTTTATATTTCTTTAATGGATCCTCAAATACATCAAACTGGCTGAATATGCAACATTCCGCTTCTCCAATCGCCCCCTCATTAAGCTGATCGGCCAGATAATATTTAGCGACTGTCCGATCATTGTAGTAGGGATAAAGATATCCTTTACCAGTTGCCAAAGCGTAACCAAAGACCTTACATAAAATCAACATCATCCCGGAATATTCTTGGCTCAATACCGGATTATGCTTGTTACACATTTGCCAGAAATCCTCTAAAGCTTCGCTTGCCACGCGCGCGGCCGACTTATCCCTGTCGGAGTTGGTTGTCGGATCCACAGAGGTATGAGCTTTCATCAGCAACATTCTCGCTAAAAGCGAACGATAAAGCGGGAGAATATAATTAGCCGTCTTTTTGACCTTCTTCTTCCTGTCCTCGTTTTGCAATTCCCAAAGTATGCGCTCTTCTCCACCGGAAATTACCGGCTTGCCATTTATTACAAAATGCTGCTTACCGAACAAAAAGGCTAAGTCAACAAGCCATTGTCTTTCTTGGAGAGACCGGCTTCTCTGGATCTTGTCCTTATCTTCGGTATATTTCTTGATTAAATCAGCGTCCTTTTTGTCCTGCGCTTCTTCTTTTTGGATAGGCTTTTCCATATCGATTATTCTCCGTATTTAATTCCGGTTTCCTCTTTGGAAGTATCGTCTTGTTTAATAACCTTCCCAGAATTTTCATAAATCTTGGCCACAAATTCTTCAAGCGCCTTAAGCTTATATTCCAATTCTTCAACCTTGATCTTAAGCTTATCGGTTTCAGTCAGTCCGGAAGGTAATATGATTTTGGGATTCTTATCCTTTGCCTTAGTCTTTTTCTTCGCGATTACCTTTTCCATGTTTCCCCCTATAACCCCTTTCTTATTGTCTTTGTCTTTATCTTTGTCTTTGTCTTTGTCTTTGTCTTTAACCCCTTAGGTGTCCTCAACTTGACCTCTAATTGACCTCAAATTGAGGTCAAACCAACAGCGACGAGAAAAGATTTTTTATAATGCCTTAAAACTCAAAACAAGACCTGTCAATAAAATTATTAACAATCCCTGTGGATAACTTTGTAATCTTTAATAAATCTGTGGAAAAACCACTTAACCCATTGTATTTACTAAACATTTAAGCAATCTCCCTATTTTCATCGCAAGAAATGGTCCTTAAACCACCTTCTTCTGCTCCGACAAAGTTCTTTTTAATATCCTTTTTTACCCTGGACCAGAAAGCTTGGTTAGGAGTTTCTTCCGGTGTTGGAGCCTTCGGTAATGGAGGCCGGCTCATTAAGGCGTAGCGCATCTCGTCAGCCGCGTGATCCTCTCCTGTGGTATCAAGGTCCTCCGGAATAGATTGATCGTGGATTAATCCCGGCAGCGTCCGGATAGCATTAACGCAATTCTGCGTGATAAGTAATTTAGCTGTTTCTTTCCCGGAATCATTAACGAAAGGCTTGAGATATTCCCTCATCTTTCCCCAGCCGATAATTCTCGCGTTATCGCCTCGGAGCAATGTAAGATTAGAGCCAAATACCGCCTGCATAGTCTCACCTCCGCTGGGGCCCTTAGCCGCTAATTCTTCCTGCTTATAAGCGTTCTGGAAATGATGCTGTTTATCGCCCCATATCGCCGGATCAGCTACGACATAAGCGATCGGCTCGGTGCCGTTCATTTCCACAATCTTACGCGCTAAATCCTCGTAGGTATACCCTTCAACATAAAGCTCCTTATACCGGATAATCGTTCCGTCCGGAAAGCTCGCATACCAACCGACGCTTGCCGGCTGACCATAACCATAATCAAGCGAAATAAATCTATTGTTAGGCACTCCCCAATCAGATACAGAAGGGATGACATGGATACGCCTGGCAAACTCTTTAAAGAATTGTCCGGAGAAGATATCCCAATCTCCGTATCGTAAAGCTTTCTTATCTACTTCCGGAAGCATATCAAGCCGGCGCAAGTAATCCGGGTCATTTGTTAAAAGGGCCGGATTATCCTCAACAGAAGCGAATACAAACGCCCGGGATAGCCCCATTGGATCATTAGGGGTAGTCTCAATATCCTCGTCATTAACTCTCTTAAAGAATTTTGGCGTTCCATTACCATCAAGGCGATCGATAAACCTATCCTTAACCCAAGCGTGCCCGATATTCCCCGGGTTAGCCGTCGAGCGCGTATAGCAATTTATCCCTTTAGCCGAGCTTCTGTTCTGGGCCAAGAGAAATAAATACATCGTTAGGGTAAATTCTTCTAATTGGTCGAAGCCGATAAATCCGTATTCGTGGCCCTGATAATTATATTTGTCCTTCTCATCCTTGCAGTAACCGAAGGCGATAAAGTTTCTATTTGGCCAAGTCCAACGGAGTTTTTCTCCATTCCAAGAAGCGCTTGAGCCATGGAAAGCTTTGAATGATCGCTCTACGATTTCACTTAATTTTGGTTGAGTTCTGCGAAAGATTATTGCTTGGTATCCGGGGGTTGATAATTGCGCTGTTGATTCGGCAAGTAATGCGTCGGTCTTGCCCGGACCTTTAGTTCCTCCGAATAAAGCCTCATACCAGGGGAGCATAAGGAATTTTTCTTGCTTCGGCTGCGGGTGCCATTCGGGATTTTTTTTAGTCTTACCTGCGGACATCAGTTATTTTCTCCAGCTCTGTTTTAGCGTCTAATTTAACCGGGATAAAGAAGTGCGTATGGGTTGACTGGTCGAGAATGATACTCTTATCCCCCTCAATCTCTGCGCGCGCTTCCCGGATAATATTCGGAATGATTCCAACATTTCTTTTCTCAAGCTTCGACAACTCAATGCCGTCTTTATCATAATAAATTTTATCTACTCGCCAGGTAAGTGCTTCGTTTGCTGCTTCGGTAAGTAAATTTAAGCGGTTGACTTTCTTTGCTAAAGGGTGTCTTAAAACTATACGCTCGGCTTCTCTTGCCATGCGTTGAATAATCTTTTGCCACTTTTTATTTTTAAGATAATTCTGATAAACATTGTCCGGAGTTATTTCAATTCCAAAATCTTCTTTAAATTTGTCAGCGCAAACGCGTGGATTATAGCCAACGCTTAATAAAGCGCAAAGCTTAAGCTGATCCTTAGCGGACAATTTTTGACTTGTTTTTGGGGGCATTTTTATAATCTCTTAATAATGATTGTTTTACAATAACTTCAAGCAAAACAGGAGAATGGTTTGCTAAATCTCTTCCCATTAACTCTAACTGCGCTATCTTAAGCGCGTCCTTAACGCTAAATTCAAAGGTTGCGTGTTTAGCGCCTTCTTTATCAAGATAGGATTTCTCTAAGTAGCCATTAGCTTTAAATTCAGGAATAGACTTGCTCATAGCTTTATACTATAAGCTTACTGGTTTTAAGAGTTTATGCAAGTTGTGTCAGGTCTTATCGTAGGTTCTAAGGCGGATTACATCGACGATACTAAGGGCGTGTTGCAGGGATAGAATATTTTCCTCGATTTCCTTCTTTTTTTGGCCCAAAAAAGCGCTTTCTTTATTGGTAATCATCCGGCGCTCATAAAAAAGGCGGATTAACCTCTTTCGAGGGATCCGCACTCTTACCTGATCAACCGGGCAAATGTCTTGGGCCATAGGCTTATTTTAAATTAAAACTAACAATAATCAAGCTTAAATTCTGTTCCACTTATTCTTCTTCTGTATCTTAATAAAAATGCAATTTAATCTTTTCTCTGTATTTCAAAATCAACCTTTTTCTCTCCCCCCGAAAATGTTGGGGTGGCTCGCAGTGCTTCTCTTATTAAATTATCAGGACAGCCACCAGCACCTAAATTAAATTCATCACATATATCCCATAAAACTCTGTATTGGTCTTTAGTTGCCCCACACTTGCCGATAAGGGCTGTCTTGCAGTCGTCTATGGCTTTATTATAAAACCAATTATCATCACATCTTGCACAACCTTCATATTGTGGTGGTGTATGGCTTGGACAAATTCTTTTCTTCGGCAATATCTTCTCCACTTCTTCCTCTGTAAGTTGGGGAGGAAAAAGAGAGAGGATTTGGTCGGTAATTTCTAATATTTTCCACCTATCACTAAGTTGTTTATGTTGTTGTATTATCTCTGCCACTCTTTCCCTCAAACTCACGCTCATTTGATTTTCCTTTCTTGTTGGGGGATTTTATTGGTTTATAATATCCACACGCTTTTTCCCAACTCCTAACTTTACTTTCCGGCATTTTAAGTTTGAGCCATATATCACAATGCAGAGCCACAAACCCTAAATCGTTGTCCGTATGTTTACAGCTTCCGCAGGTGTTGGGCTTCCCTTGATTAAGATTACAAAAACTAATGCTTATCCTTTTCCCCTTCACGCTCATAGGTTTTTATCCTTTCGTGATTTTAGTTTTCTTTCCGACTTTTTCCCCAAAATAAAGTCCAATGCCATTTCCATATTCGGATATTCCAAGCGATATAACTTGTAGCCATCATTTCGTAACATTGATACATAACTTGAGTTTGTATGCTTATAAATGGTATCTCTAAGCTAAATCTAAACATTGCCCCTCCCGCTCTGTGTCAGGTTATTCATTTATGACATCCTTGATTAAATCTGGATTTTCATAGATGTTGCCGATGACTTCAATATTTTCAACTCTGTAATAATCATCCTTACACCTATTATTTTCTTGTCGCCAATAAATAGCGTGATTTCCATCAATTTGATAAAGATTTAATGTTCTATAAATACCCTTAAATTCAATATCATATTTTCCGTAGTACCATTTAATTTCTCCAAAAACTTTATCTAAAGGAAGTTCTGATTGCTTACCAAACTCACCTTGAACAATATCCCCCTCATAAATCTCTTTACCATTCTTGTCCAGTAAGCCGGTGAATTGCATTACTTCATACTTATTTTTCCAATGTGGGAGATACCATTCTTCTGATGTGGTGTTATCAAAAATACACATCATTGTTTTTGCTTCCTTATCCCACGCCCTAAACTTAATATCTCTCATACCCCACCCCTAAAATTAGTGTTCAGTTGGTTGCTGTAAATAAGTTGCCAATGCTTTACCCTGCGCTTCAAATAATTTCTCATTGTAAACTTTCTCGGTAAAAACTTGATGCAAGATTTGAGCAAACTTACCATAATGTATTTTTTCCCTCAACTTCTGGTAGTCTTGGAGGTTGGTTATTATTTCTGCTTTTACTTGGTTAAACATACAATTAGGGCAAGCACCACAGCGTTTCCATTCTTCTTCTCTGCTGATACTACCCTCTAAGTCTTTATCACCTGCGTCAATAGCCATTTCGTGAGTAACATATTCTCTTGAGGTGTGCTGTGGGTCTGTGCAATCTAATTCTAAACTTGATATTACCTTCACCACTTCATCTGGGGTCATTGGCATTTTAATCCTCGCTTTCTATAAAATCTCTGTGATATAGATTTGGTGTTCTTAAGTCGTCCCACAGTACCACTGGATAGCCTTTTACATAATGTAAAAATATACCTCGTTTTTCTTTCTTAACGATAAACCTACTTAAAGCAAATTCCGTTGCTTTTATCCTATCACCTCTTTTGAATTTCATATCAACTCTCCTATCAGTTCTGTGATTAAAGTTCGTTTTATAATCTCTGTTATCACATTTGTCGTTACCGCATTTCCTAAACATTTATATCTCTGTGAGTCACTTATCCCTTCTGTCCAGCCATCTGGGAATCCTTGTAATCGTTCACATTCTGTGGGGGTTAGGCGGCGAATACTCATACCTTTTACCCCTAATTTTGGAGTTTCTTTGACAAAATCCATATACTTTCCAGTATGATGAGCATAAACTGTTGTTATCGGTCGTGTATGGTTACTTTGTCTGCCCATCTTGTTATTTTCGCTGCTGCTTTTTCCGATAGGAAATACTTGTCTGCGACATTCTCCTCCAAGATATCCGACAATGAACACTCTTTCCCTATTCTGGGGGACGCCGAAGTTTTTACTGTTAAGCACCTGCCATTGAATATCATACCCAAGGTCGGAGAAAACCCCAAGTATTGTCTGGAAAGTTTTGCCGTTGTCGTGAGATAATAGACCCTTAACATTTTCAAGCAGAATACATCTGGATCTTTTGTCTGCACAAATCCTTGCGATTTCATAAAAGAGAGTTCCTCTGGTGTCATTAAACCCTTGACGCTTCCCAGCGATTGAAAATGCTTGGCACGGAAATCCTCCAACCAAGAGGTCAAAGTCGGGGAGGTCTGCGGTGTTAATTGTAGTTGCGTTTCCATAGTTTCTATGGTTGGGGAAGTGTCTTTGATATACTTGGATGGCATACTTGTCAATTTCGCTAAATCCAACGCACTCGCTTCGTTCATAAATGCTGGGTTGTGTGCCTCGTTCATAAACCTTGGACTCACTTCGTTCTGAAAACGCTGATTCAATTCCATACTCAAATCCTCCTATCCCTGAAAACATACTAAAGTATTTCACTTTACCTCCTCTATCAGTTCTGTGATTAAAATAATCATTGGTTAAAAGCTTTTAACACAATTGCTAGAAATCTTTATAATTTGCGCCACGATAAACGCCTTTCTTTTGTCCGTCTTTCTGGTGTATCTTAAAATGACAAGCGTCGCAAACCCAAACAATATCCAAAGGCTTTTTATAATTATGATGATGAGCAACAAGTATTGTTTCGCGACCGCACTTCTCACAAGAACATGGTCTTTTTATTATGCCGTTTCGTAATGCAGTTGCAACCGCCTGATGAGCCTTTCTTTTTCCCGGATTTTTTGCTCTCCAATCAAGAGTTGTCTTTCTAGTGCATAACCTACAATACGACGACATACCATCGGCATTCTGTCCTCTTGTATAGAAATCTTCTTCCGGCTTTACGATATGACATTTTCTACATAACTTTGTTTTCATTGGTTATATATTAAACCATTAAATTAGGTTTGTCAAGAGTTTTCTTTTACATTCATCACAAATATCTGCGTTCTCCAGCCATTTTATAATCAAGGAGGTGAGGGAGGAGGTGGCTTGGGATAATTTTTCTTCTCTTTGTTGTCTTAATTTATCTACAATATGTGGATATTTTTGTATTGCTTCGGAAATTCTGTCAGCAAAACCTATGTTAAAATCAGCATATTTCTCCAATATCTTCTCTATATCTGCATTCATTACCTTATCCATTTATCTGCCCCCCCGGTAAAATTATTCCGCCTTTGCTTGTTTTCTCTCCCCTATTTTCCTTGCGTTGTACTAAATCAATCTGGCGCTTCATCTCCGCGATCCGGTTCATGGCATTGCGAATATAGGCCTCCCCTTCTTCCTTCTGATCCGGGGGGATATTCTCGGAGGCAATTTTTAAAAAATCAAGCGCTTGATCAAACTGGCATTGATCGGTAAGCAAGACCGCGATATTATTACAAAGCCTAAAATCCGTCTTGCGTAATTTCCAACCCTCAAACCAGGCCTCTAAAGCGGTAAAAGGGCAACCGCGGTTCTTTTCTTCGCTTCCCTTCCAAGTCCAGACCGCATGAGAGCGCGGAAAGTTTAAGATATTGTAATCAATTTGAGCATAAATATTCTTATAGCTTCCAATCTGGCAAAGCATACGCACTAAATAACCCATAAAGATAGCGCCAAGTAAAGCCGACTGGATTACCGGATTGCCAATTAAATAGATTGCGTTCACTACCGCAACCATAAGGCCCACAAGCGCAAGATAGATAAAGCGTTCCGCTATGGCTTGCTGCATTGTGATAGGGCAATTACACCATTGGCTGATCATGGCCATATACCAAAATAATCCGATCGTAACCGGAGAGGTCCGGGAATAAATTACGCACCAGGCGAATAAACAGAAAACCAATAATCCAAAAATAGCGTATAAATCAAGTCTGTGCCAATGGTCTGTTTCTTTTTTGCTTAAGCCGTAAGTATATAAATATTCGTGATACACCCCGAGGCGCAAAGGGAATAATCCGAGAGCGGTATAATAACCAAGCGATTTAAAATAGAGCATAATCCGCCAGGGAGATATTTTTTTTGTTTGAGTAGGGGCGCAACTATATTTAAAATTTACCGCCGGCATATACCTTTTTTTAAAAATAAGAAGCATAGGCGGAATTAAAAATACCCAAAACCAGAAAGGAGTAATCAAGAATACTGCCGGGCCTAAAATACCATTGAACCCCCCAAAAATAAATTGGAGCGGATAAATCAACGGCACAAACCATTTGAAGGAATACATCAGTAATAGAATCATAGTAGAGGCGGAATAATATTTACCGCTTAGCCAAATGGATCCTTGGCATCCGGCAGGGTGCACCACAAACAAAAGCGCGGCAAAAAAACTAATCTGATCCGCCCCAAAAGCATAATAAACCAAAAGGCTGTTTATTAGGTGCATAGTAAAAGTTATCTTATGCGCTAAAGCCGGGGAAAGATAATGCAGTCCGTAAAACGCTTTCCAAAAGATATCCCATGCTCCTTTGGGTTTAGGCTCGCGGAGATTTCGCTTGGCAACCTCCCACTCATCCATGCAGTAACCAAATTTTAAAGTCCGCCAAAAAACCAATACTACCACTAAAGCGATAATTAGGGCGTAAATCATTTTAATATTCTCCTTCGTAGTTATTTTCTTTCTCCTTTTCAACTCTCGGCTGGTTCCCTAAATCAATCTCCACATGATTGCTACCGCATTGACACTTTATATCTGAAACATTATCCCTAACATCAAGCGTCCGGCTAAACTTATTATTACATTTACAGCACCGCAAATTAACTATTTCTTTCATATTGCCCTTTCTGAATATAAAATAATTCTAGTAATGTGTATTTGAGAAGATAGATAACATCAAATTTATCCAGGCTTCTCATACTCTTCCATTTTTTAGGTTTATAAAATCTATGAATAAGTAAAAATAAGAACGCATCTATTCTAAAATAAAAAATTGTCAATTTTGTTCGTTTTTTTATAAGCGCATATCTACGCATCTCTTTAAAGAATGGGAGTATCAAATCATCCTTTCCGGACATTTAAAACATATCCCCTGTCCACAAAATTGCATGGTTTACACTTCTGGTTAGGCTGTCCATCTGATTTTTTGCACCTTAAGCACTTATTAATTTTCTCGTCGGTATTGTGCATAAATACACTAAAGCCTGGTTGCTCCCATTGGCATCCTTCGCCTTTTCTTGACATTATTTACTCCTTATTCATATTGTTTTGGCAAGTCCTGATAAATCTTAATTTCTTTTCTGCTTGCTGAATAAATCAAATGAGCATAATTAACTACTTCGTTTTTCTTAAACTCATGCTTAACTTCAAATTTAATTAGTTTTTTGTCCAATCTTTTAATGCCTTCATATAACCCAACCTGAACATTCCAAGTTATAGTTAATGTATCTCCAACGCAACAAGGCATAGCTGAAAATTTAACTATCCATTCAATATAAACTTTAGGATTATCTATCGTAGTTAATACATTCAATCGCCTTTCTTTCCTATTGATATTTACCTTAATCATTTTCTCCTCCATAGTTTTTTAAATCCCCTTAAATAATATTCAATATCATCCCAAGCCTTAATTTCCTTAACCCGATGCCAAAGATAGCGCGGATCGTGGTATAGTTTATAAACCTTATCCCTAAACTTAGAATCTTCAAATAAGAGCGGAGATACATCTAACTCTGGAACATCATAAATTGAGGCCTGCGCCGTTTTAATCTT